ATAACGACCAAATCGCCTTCATCTCTTTGACCCGATAGTCGCAGGCGCTCTGCAATTGCACCCTTAGAACGCAACCACTTGAGAACTCCAAGTTCAAAAGCAGCGCCCTTACGACCATTCGGGTTGGCCATTATTTGACCAACTCTAGTTTCGTTGGCTTACCTGCGACAGCTCTTGAATGCTTGACTACCATAATCAACTGCTCCGCCAGGGTCAGCGCCTCGGCCTCGGTCAACCGCGCTAATCGCGCAACGACAGTTGGCATACCGGCACGGACTCTATCTAGGCGCCTTGCCGCGTCAACATCCTTCAGCGATGGCACATCAGAGGCTTCTTTTAGGCCAGCAAGATCAACAATTGATAGCTGCTCAAGGACATCTTCGAGCATATCAAGGCTCGCATCCTGCTCTTCTAGGTATATGACAAACTCGCCATCGATTGCAGCGTGAACGCTGAATAGGGGTTCGCGGTGCCTCATCGTCGCTCCAAGGCCGATTTTAGCCTCTTTTGCGACTCGCCCCAGGCTTTGATGCTTTGAGCATCCCTATCGTTTAATCTAGCCTCTAGGCTTAGTAATAGGGCAAAAACGCCCATAACTGCCATTGTGAGGCCCCATAAAGCTATACAGGTCATCTCTCTTCCTTCCGTTGTGTGGGTGCCTATGGTGGCATCTAGGCGGGCAACCTACCTACGCCACGCCGAAGGTGTCTATGGGGTTATGTATTGACTTTGTATGGACAAGAGGCTAATCTTCTCTTATTAGAGCGAAGCGCAGTAGCTCTAAGAAACGGAAGAAGAAAATGACAACAGTAGAAACTGCAAAGGCAATCAGAGCAGAACTTAAGACAAAGTTTCCAACATATAAGTTTTCAGTTCGCAAGAGTTATGTTGGTGTCATTAACATTGAATATAACGGTGATCAAGCGATTCGCGCAGAACTTGATTCAATTGCTAACTCTTACAAAGGTTGGAGCGAATTCAACACCGATTATGTATGGGTCAACGCTTACGGTAAGGCGGTGGCATAATGCTTGACCTATTCTTTGGATTGCACCTTGGCGGTTGGAAGGCATACTTTCAGTTTTGGTTTTGGACAACCATCGCGATTTATCTAGTCATTCGTTGGATGAAGAGTCAGGAGAAGCAATGAGCGCGATGAAGAATCTATTTATCGAACTAACAACTGCAATGGAACACACTTCTAAGAAACTTACAGAAGCAACCGAGTCAGGCGATGCCGACATTATGGAAGCGACTTGCAATGTATCAATTGAATTCTTGCAAATCTGCGCCGATGCTTTTGCCCAAGTTCGCCAAGGGTCTAGCAATGGAAATTAGAAAATGCCCAAAATGCCATCAAATTGATTGGCAACAAGGATTTCACATACCTTGCAACTGCAACCGAAAGGATAAGAAATGAAGAAGGCTCGCTCCATCCGCGTATCAGATGCCCTTTGGGTAAAGGTAAAATTCAAGGCTAGGCAAGAGGATAAAACTGTCAGCCAAATTGTTGTTGATTTTCTGCGTGAATATGTAAAAGCCTAGATAGCAAAGAAGAACCCCTACACAGGAAAGGTGGCTGTGTAGGGGTTCTTCTTATCGCTAGGGGTAAAACTTATACTTAATCCTGCTTGCGTTTAACTTCAGCTAGTTCGGCAGCGATACTTGCATAGGCTACCAAGTCAACAAAAGTATCATCTTTGGAATACTCTAGGTTTTCTTGCAGTCTTGCAATCTTCACTAACGCCATACAGATAGCAACCTGCATTGGCGTAATCTCTGTTTCAAGGTATGACGACCACAAGACTGCAATCCTTCTGTGGTTCTCATAAGGTGCGCCATAATCATCTTGGCGATCACCATACATCAACTTTTCGGCTTCTTTAAGAACTTCCCCCCGTTTCATTATTTCTTCTAGTCCTCTAAATCGTCATAATCGGTGTAAAGAGCTTCTTCAGTTTTCTTATCTTCAACTCTCTGAGCATATTCGCCAAGACCTAGAGCTGATAAGACAAAGGCAACTGCTGCCTCGGTTGGCATATCTGGTGACAATGCTGCAACCAATAAAGCAACTGTTGATGAAACAAACGCTGCGATACGGGCAGGATTCTTGTGAGCAAATGCTTTTAACTTTTCCATTCTTACTCCTTGAACTTAGGTCTGCCGAATCCCACGATTGAGATTGGCTCCTGACGCCTCAATTTGAAGCGACGGGTTTTCTTATAGGTTCTAGTCTTAAAGACAACCATACCGCCATTGCGCTGGTCGCCCTTGGAATCTCCTGAAGTATTGCCTTCAATTGTATGGACAATGCCCTTGCGAGCCTCAACGCCGATGACGATGCCGATGTGGGAGATACGCTCAACGCCATCGCCTGGGAAGTCAAAGAAGGCAAGGTCGCCTGGCTCCGGCTTGGCGGTGGCGGCGTCTTGCCATTGCTTGCGCGATTGGAATGCCTGCGCCCCTGCCGATGTCAAGATGACATTGGGGATAACTAGGCCGACCTTCTTGGCGCACCACATAATGAAACTGCCACACCAAGGCAGGTAGTTAGCGCCCATTGCTTTGCCAAATTTTGTTTGATTGTCTTTGAGTCCTTCAACATAGCCAACTTCGGCCCACGCTACTTGAATGAATCTGTCGCGTTGATTCACTTGCGAGTGCGCTTTTGCTTTGTAAGCAATAAAAGATAAATCTCATCAACGCGCTCTTCAAGGCGGTTGACTTGATCCTTGATACTTGAGCCAGAATTCGGCTTTAGCTCTGCTAGGTAATGCTGAACTAGCCATTTGACTATGTAAGCAAAAGAGCCGACAAGGGTAGTAACAGCAACGGCGATGGTTGCTATATCAACTGGGGTCAAGTTATTTCTCCTTCAGCAAGACGCCAATTTCTTCAAAGGCGTCTATATGGTCATCAATCGTTCTGTGTATCGGAAAGATTTGGGTTACTGAGTCCATTTTCCAACTTCTTTATCTTGGCAACTAGGATGGCATTTTCTTGTGCCATTACCCCTATTTGCTGACGCATCGCTGCCAATATCTCATTGACATCTAGTTGTTCATCCATTTATTCCCCCTTGAGTGTTTGAACTTCTTTGTGTAATGCTTGAATTGCGCCAACCAAATGTGGAATAAGATTACTATAACTCAATTTTTGATATATTGGATTTCCTTCTATATCAACGGCATCTTTTTCGCCATTAACCATATTTGGAAATACCTCGGCAAATTCGTGAGCAACAAAACCTATGACGTCATTGTGGTCTGCATCTTCTACTTCATTAAAAACACGAACCTTTGTGGCTAACAATTTATCTAGCGATTCTGTGTAATCTCTAATGTTTTCTTTGAGGCGATAATCAGAAGAGCCGACTAAGGTAGGAGCGGTGGTATTGCCGAAAACTTCAAGAGTTCCGCGATTTGTGCCATTACGAATAAATTGAATAACTTCAACGCTTGTGCCTGCTGCTGCTGTAACATCAAAAATGTGAAGGTTTAGTGGGTTGTTGTTACTTCGACGTGCGCTTACAGTTCCACCCTGAGTAAGTGAAATTCCTTCAGTTTGCGTGCTTGGGGTAGAAGTAGCGTCGCCTGTATAAATTGGAGCGCCAGTAACTGTTACACCGCTATTGCATAAAATGTTTCCATAGACTATGTTGCCTAAAGATGTTGATGCAATTTGATAGGTTGCAGAACCTTCAATTGCAACACCACTGCTGTCTAAATCAAGTGATGGATATGGATTGCCACTGCCATCAGCAGTAGCACCATAATGAAGTCTGGCGCCAGCACCGCCAGTTGTCGCAAGAAGATGGGCAGTTGCGCTGCCAAGATAGAAAAAACTTAAAGAATTACTGCCGCCACCCATAGAAATTCGATTAGTAGCACTACTTGTTGAAATAGTTCCACCAACAATAGTTCCTGAACCCTGAGCAACTAATCCAGTTGCATCGATAGACCATCCATTTGATACTGTGCCAAAGTAGCCAGCCTCAGCATTTACAGTGCCTTGAATCGTTGCACCTTCTGCCTGTAAAATTCCAGAAGCGTTAATTACGGCCTTGCCAGCGATATTGAGAGTGCCGCCGATTATCGTTGATCCTGTAACGCTACCTGAGAAAACTGCGTTGCCAGTTGTGGCGCTTATTGCCAAGGTTGCAAACTCAGCAACTCCATTGGCATCGGTCAGTGTCGCTGTCGTAGTATTGGCAACAGTAAATGTTGAGCCAGCCGAAACTGCGGTGATAACAAACGCGCCATTATAGCCAGCAGGAGCTAATCCACTTACAGTAATGTTTTTGCCGACTGTGAAACTGTGACCACTAGCGGTATATGTAACTGTTGTTCCATTGCCGACTGCATTTGTTATATTGACTGAGCTGCCTGATCCATAAGCCGCAATGCCCAAAGAGTTCATCACAATACGAGGCCCGCTTGTTGCAGACCCTCCTGAAAAAACTGTTAAACCAGTAGCATCAATTGATGTTAATTGTTTTGTTGTTGGGTCTTGAATGGCAAAAGCACTTCCTTGAAGTGAATTTTGTGCAGTTGTATATGCAATGGCGGCATCGGCCAAGGCTGCTGTTGCATCTGCCTGAGCTGTCGCGGCGGCAGCGGCTGCGGCATTGGCGGCTGCCTGCGCCGTGCCTATCGCTGCATCTTGGGCAGACACCCAAGCACCTGAAACTCTTACATATAACTTGTTGCCATCGTTTATATCTATCCAAAGGTCGCCGTCGTTTATGCCTGCGCCTGTCGGCTCATCATTTTGGCGATAAACCTTCGTTTTGCCATCTGCCAAGATTTCAATAGATTCAAAGTTGTTTGCCAGACCATCGGTAGTGTCAGCAATAAGAGGCACAACAGATGTCACGACAAAATCGCCCGTCTGTGTGACCGTGACGGGCGTATTAGTTATCTGTGGACATAATGGCATCGCTTACCCCTAAATCGTTATTGAGTATGGATTGATGGGCGATGTATGAAATGTGACTTTCCAATCGTCACTGTTAATCTTATGGGTCATTCCCTCAATGACTAAATCATAAGTCAGGAAACGACTATCAACAGTTTCGCGCTTGACACTAACTTGGTCGCCAATCTCGCAGGCTAGGAAATCAGGGTTCAAAGTATTTAGATTAAGTGCGCTGAAATCTATCTGCTTGGCATAGGTAACTGGGTCTGCCTGTTGGCGTGATTGATATAGAGCTAAGTTAGTTGCGCTAGTTGAATTGACGATAGGCGCATCAAAAGTCTTTGAAACAAGGCCATAGGCGGTCTTGCTTGGGTTATAGGTAGAGGTGACAGTGGCAGATGCCCCGCGATCGACAACGGCTTGGTTGACGACATAGTAAGTGCCTGGGTCAACAACAAGGCCCTGATAGTCCAGCGAATTGGCATCGCCCTGGTCACTAAATAGAAGCTGCGTTGGGCGTGAGAATTTATCTGATAATGGCACTAGCGTTGCCACGCCACTTCTTGAAATATAGAAGCGACCTGCGATGGTATTGACTGCTTGAAAAATCATCTGTAGGCAGGATTTGCCTTGGATAGTTTTTGCCATCGTCACAGTGCCTGTTAAAGAGCGAGAACCGCCACCTGGCCAGCCTGCATAATCGAGCATCCGCCCTACGCGGGTTGCGGCAGTTTCCTCAAATTGTAATGTTGCTAGGACTGGCGCTGTAGCATCAGCTATGTAGCCAAGGCCATCAACTAGATTCATCGTGACAGTTGGGTAATGACCTTGATTCACTACATTGGTTTCAACAAAGCCCTGAAATAGCGTGTAGGCAGTTGCAGACCAAGTTCCTTGAATGCGTACCTGCAAGCCAGCCTTGAGATTTGGATAGTAGGTGCTTGAGGCGTTATCAGGATCATACTTGCCTGAATAGTTATTGAACTTGATGCTGGCAACGCCTGCCTCTGCCAACACATCGTATTGGCGCAGGCCGCGCCTGATGTAGATTTCTAAGACATCATCAGATGAAACATTTGTCCAAGTAGAGCTTAGGAAGAATTGCACTTGCAGCGAAGGCGCTGTGACCCCATCGTACTTCGCCATTATTTAGCCAAAATCGTTGGTCGGCCTTGCCTGCGAGCAATAACAGCATTTCGATTTCTTAAATCAACTGTATAATCATCGGCGGTGCCGTGTGGCGTAGTTATTGTGACATTTACATTCGGCGTGCCTGAATTGATGATTGAGTTGCCACCAGCAGAGCCATCGCCCTGCGCTGCTAGGGATACAGTTGGGGAGTTGGCTATCATTTTTTGACGGTCTAAGTTTTCTTGAATCGCTTTGGCAGTAGCCTTAGCTTCTCTTTCAGGTGTCATCAATTTCATATCGTAATTTTTTAACATTGCATTAATGATTTTTTGCTCTGTTGTAAGTTGTTTTTTCTTTGAGCCATTAAGTTTATCTTGAGCAACTTGAATCTGTTTTAAGAAGTCTAAATAAGCCTTCATTGAATCATCAGTTTTTGCTGTCTTAGCACCCATAGATGCCAAATCAGATGGGCCAGGTGCGCCTTGATAGCCTGCAAGCCCTGCTTCCAATTTAGCGCGTTGCGCTCTAATTTTGTTTCCTTCTTTTTTAACAAGGTATCCTGCAATTGCAACTGGCGCCGCCACTACTGCGGCTTTGCCAAGCGCAGCAGCTCCGATGCCAAGTGTTGCCAATCTTCCTGCAACGGCAGCGCCACCAGCGGCGCCAGCGCCTGTTGCTGCTGCGGATGCAACGGCGGCGCCTGCGGCGGCTGCCTGCATTCCTCTAAATGCCAATGTGACCTTGCCGATTGCGGAAACAAAGGCAAGAACTTTGCCAGTTGCCCACATAGTTGTTAGAAGAACTGCAAGATTCTTTACTGTTTCAAAATTAGTAACAACCCATTGACCAATGGCAATTGCAGCTTTCAATAATTGTAATGCGGCATCAGCGGCAGAACGCAGACCTTCAGCCAAGCCACGCTTATTAAGTTCAATCCATTTTGCAATTTGTGGCAATACTTCGCGGTTTAAGGTATCAACAAATTCTTCCAAAATTGGCAAAAAGGCATAGCCTAAAGAGTCTAGTGCCTGATCAAATGCCAACTGCAAACGCAGCATTCTAAATTCAAAGGTTTGCGCTCTTGTTGCTGCTTGGCCGCCGTAAGTCTTAGATAATTGGTCAAAAGCAGCAGCCAAATCATTGTTCTTGATAATGGTTGCATCAATGGTCACGCCCATACGCTTAAATGCGCCAAGATTGCCGTTTAGTGCTTTGACAAATGTATCTGTTACTGATGATAAATCTTTGGTTGTTCCAGCAGATACATCAAGAGCAATCTGTTGCAATCTTTGTGCGGCGTTTATATCACCAGTTACTGTAACTAATTTTTGTAGGCTTGGAATTAACTCGTTATTATTGACACCTGATGTTAGCTCTAGTTTGTCTAAATATTTTACAGTACTGGCAATTGCTTCATTATTGGCATTTGTGGTATTACGCAAAGCTAAAGCTAAAGATGCCTGTGCTTTTTGATCCTCCATAGCACCCTTAACAGCATCCTTGCCAAGTTTAATGGCGAAGGCGCCAACGGCGGCACCTGCGATGCCAAATGCTTTAACTGTTTTCTTGCTAAAATCATCAAAATTCTTGCCAAGTTTTGCTATATCTTTTTGAGCTGCTTTGGAGCCTTTATCAGAGTATTGGGTAAGGATTCGGGCTACTACTGCACCAATTGCCATCTCTAATCCCGCTCTCTATTCAAATTTCTTTGTAATTCTGCTTTTGCCTCATTTAAGGCTTTTGCAACATTAGCTTCAATCTTTGCGCGGTCTTTATCAACTACGCGCCAAATTATACGCGATGCAGGCTTGAACCTTGCAGATAAGGTTCTCATAAACTGGTCGCCTGATCTTCTGCCAGTTGCGTTCTTGCCATTGTTACGGCCTGCAACTTCAAAGATAGCTCCAGCGGCGCTTTTATTTATCAAGGCACCTGCGCTCGTTGTGTAATCGGCACGCACTTTGCCTTGTGCCTTTGACTTACGGATGCCAGCAATAACCTCGCCAGTATTCCAAGCAGGCCAGCCAGCGCCACCGCGAGAACTCCTGCGAGGGTTGGCGGCATTGTATGTTCGCCAACCGCTCATCGGAGTATCCGTTTGTGAATTGCCAATGCCCCGAACAATGCTGTGAGCATCGCGTTCGGCACCGGCAAGTTCGGTGTTAATGACCTTGTTGAATTTACGAACGGCAGATTTATCAAATTGCTTCAAGGCATCAAGTGTTTCTTTGATACCTGTTAAGACTATGACTTCATCCGCCATTTTTCTTCACCCGTTCTTTCAAATAAATCCCTATTGCCTCAATGATGCCTTCAGGGGCATCAAGTAAATCAATTGGAGATATGCCAGTCTCCACCGCAATTGCTGCTACTGTGTAGGTCAGGCTTTCGCGGTGGATTCGGAATTTGGGTCGGCATCCAATTCTGCGCTGAGAATTGTATCCAGATAATCAGGTCCAAATGGTTTTACGACTACGCCATTGACCTGTTGAGCCTTCCAAGCGAGCCAATAGATATGCTCTATTTTCTGCTCTTCGCCAATCAGCTTAGGTAGTCCTTTACCGAAGTGCTGTTCAAATGCCACGATGATTCTTGGGGTCAGCTTGTATGCCGACTCGTTGCCATCAGTGGTTTTTACCTTGATTGCTAATCCATCCATTATTTCCCCCTTGGGTTATTAAGAAGTTGCTTTTGTAATTGCTCCAGAGATAGGCCAAGTAACTGAAACCGTGGCTAATTCGCCAACGCTTCCTGAAAGGCTTTGCCATTCTGAAATCAATGCTGAGAATGTATATTTTGGATTGGTTGTGGAAGCCGATCCGCTTGTAGGGCGAATTTCCATCGTTACTGCGGTACCAATTTTGCTAGTTGAATCGCTTGGATAGACAAGTGTTTCAAGAGCGCCAGAAGCAAAGTCCTGGTTGAATTCCAAAGTCACCTGATTATCGCGAAGGCCAGCAACACGGGTGCGGCTGGTGTTTGACATACCGGTAGTTTCCACGACATCTAGTGTTGAGGAAAGTGTTACCGATGTGACATATTGCGAGATGTCAGTGCTTGCAAACACTACATAAGCATCAGTTAAAACTATACGGGCCATTTACTTATACTCCTTTTGTGATAGCGCCTGAAACTGGCCAAGTCACACTTGCAGTGGCCAATTCTCCTACTGAACCTGATAGCGGTTGCCATTCTGAAACAAGAGCTGTGAAGGTGTAGGAAGGATTTGTTGCAGATACTGCTGCGCTTGTTGGCTTGACTACAACGGTTGTTGTAGTTCCAATAAGCGGGTAAATCGTTTGTTCCACGTTGGATGTTGCAAAATCCTGATGGAATTCTAAGGTTACAGAGTTATCAGCCAAGCCTGCGACACGGGTACGACCTGCGGCACTGGTGGATGAGAATCCTGTGGTTTCAACGACATCTTCGCTAGTCGTGATACTCACGCTGGCAATATGGTCGCTGAGATCAACAGAGTTGATGACGATGCTGGCATCTGTCAAGACAATGCGTGCCATTATTCAATCTCGCTTTCGGTTGCTAGTTTGCTTGCTGACTTTGCAGAAATAAGATGGCCTGCGGCAACAAGTGCCTCGACATTACATCCTGCTTCTTGCAATTCTTTATCGGATATAGAAGCACCCTTGTTTGCAAGAGTGAACGTATCTGAATTGACTGTGTAGCTCATTATTCTCCTTGACCCCAGATGGTTAGCCTGTATCTGTATGATAGAAATTCCACATCTCCTGCGAGATATGTTCCTGATTCTGCTGAAGTGACACGCAAGGCATTACACGCACCGCCAAGTGTTAAGTCAGATTCAATTGCTGCCTTGATAGAAAAGTCACCAGAGCCAGTTAAGTATTTGTCCAAATTATCTTGAGCCGTTCTTTCAGAGAAGCGTTGGACTAGAACATAGACATCTAAGTTCGCTTGATCCAAGCCACGGCTATTGTTTAAGTCAAAAGTAAAATCTAATTGCCCTATAACAGCGCAAGGTGGCTGTGGTAGGTCAGGCATTATGTCGTATGAGCGCAGACCCTTGATTGAGGAAAGATTCTTCTTGATGCCTTCGCGAACCTGCGTAGGTTTCATTTTGCCAACGCCGAGAGTTTGCGGAATGGGCGAAGTAGAACTTCAACATCTGGGTCTAATCGAGAGCCAAGTCTTACAGTTCCCAATTCAGGAGTTCCTGCGATACCAAATGGCGACTGACGGCGTACAAACAGGCGTGAGGATTGGAGCTTGCAGGCCATTGCAACTTCGTGTGGAACGGATGAGTAACCCCATACCGCCTTCACGCGAACTGATTGAGGCAGGTTGTAAGGAAAGATGTAGGCGCCGATGGCAAGTAATCTTGTATAAGGCCATCCTCGGCGTGGGTTATTTATTGGCTCAACCATAAAGTCAGATGTTGACCAAACTGTTTCGTATGTTTGGTTGAAGTTATCATCGGTTGCAATTTCATTGATGCTTATGAAGTCATCGGTGTTGGTTGTGTAGAAGTCTTGCGCTGTATAGTAACGCGTCACAGGACTACCAGTTGTGCCATCTCTGTAGAAGAATCTGCCGGTATAGTCATCAATCATTCTACTTGAAGCCATAATTGCTGCCTCAAGAGCAGTATCATCCTGAATGTCCTCGATGTTTAGAGATTCCTTCAAGTCTGACAGTGTGCAATATGCGTTGATTAGAGCCACGCTTTTTCCTCTTCTCTGCCTTCGGTGCTATTGCCCGTTCTAAATCGGGAGTTGCTGTTGCGGTTTGTTTCCGCCAAAACTTTATTCTTTCCACGATAGGTGATGCCTTTCATCGAGCCAATAAGACTTCTGATGTGGCAGAACTGCTGCGGTGTTTACGTGTATGGGGAATCCTAATTGACGAATCCTTCTTGAGAAAAGCAAATCCTCGCTAATCCAATTGCCATCAATAGGTCCATCCCAGAACCAACACCAGTCTTTGCCTTGATGGGGGTCTGCCATCTCTCGCATTTTTTCTAAGACGCTGCGATGTATAAGAAGGCACCCAGTTCCACAGGCATCAATTTGAAAGACCGCGTTGCGATCATATTTGAACAAAGGCAAGAAGCCTTCAGGCACATCTTGAAAGATGGCTGGAACTGGCTTTGGATATAAATGCTTGTGAGCGTCAAAGGCCGCAAAGACAAGGGCTGACACTACTGGTCGTTCTTTATCGTGAGCAGTTTGACAGAGTAAGTCAAATGTTTCGGTATCTAGTTGCTCATCGGTATCTATCATCAAGAGCCAGTCGGAATCGGTGTTCTCAAGGAAAGCCTTAACGACGCGATTGCGCATCTTGGAAAGTAATCCTGAGCCTTTGATTCTGACAAATGGCCCTAGTCTGTCGGCGCGATTTTGGCAGAGTTGAAACATTCTATATGCCCACGCCGCGTTGACGGAGCCTGGGTCACAGGCGCCAATTGAAACTTTATGACCTGACTTCATTGAATCCCCCGATTCATTAGGAAGTGTAGAGGCGAGCAAGTCGGGGGATTCCCACTCGCCCCTACACAACTATTTAGTTATTCGTTCTATTTAGAACGATGGAGCTGTTAAGCCAGTTCCGCTAATGATTGAAGCTGCGGCGGCATAACGTTGTGCGGTGAAGGCACTGAAACCATAAACAACTGTCTTGATGGTTAGGCTGCCTGGGGCAGTTGCATCAAAACGTAGTGAGAATGGTGATCCTGGTTGCTCCCATAGGTGCATTTCGCGAGCATCAACTAGATAGATTTCATCTTGGTTGGTTGCTGCGCCATAGGTTGTTCCTACGTTTGCATCTGTGATGATTGGAAGTCCAAGTAGTTGGTATCCACTGTTTGCGTATTGTGCAACACCTGCGCCTGTTGCTACTGCGTTGGTTGGGCCTAGAGCAGTTGGAACAACTACTGGGCGACCTGCGGTATCAGTTGCAGCGAGCAAAAATGCTAGGCGTCTTGGATGTAAAATCCAGTGCGTAGGTGTTGTGAACACATTGCTCTGAATTTTTTGTAGCGCATCTGCCAACTTAGGATAGAGCAAAGCAACAGTTGGAGATGTTGAAGTGAAGGTTACTGCGTTTCCACCTGCATTGCGGATTCCTGTGAACTGGCCGTTTGAGCCTGATCCATTTAGGACCTGAGCATCAAGTGTGGTGTGCCAAGAACGGATTAGGTCAGCAACAACAAATGTGTCGATGCCTGTTCCTCTTTCAATCGCCTGGCGACTTAGATCTTGCTGTCCGGCTATTGTCCTGACAGGAACGCTGAGCAGTGTATCGTCAGCATCAGTTTCGGAAACAGCAGTGTTCTGTGTTTCCTGAATTGCTGTTGATGTACCTGTGGTCATACGGCTGATTTCAAGTGACATTCCAGCTGCTGGAAGTGACATCTTGTTTGTTGCGAAATCAGCAGTTGGGCGACCTGCGCGAGCTAATGGAGCTGCGAGATCGACTAAATAGGCGGGAATTACGAGGCCCGCAAAATTTGATGTATCGACATCGCGACGCTCGACTGATTCTTCCTTCATATGACGTGCAAGACGCTCTTGTGCGGAAAAATCTCCGCGTACTTGTGCATTGAACGCATCGCGAACAAAGGATGTTCCATTGTCTGGGCGATATGTGCGCTCTTCGCGAACGATTGAAGTTGAAGCCTTTGGTAGTGCTTCTGCAACAACAGAACGTGCTTCTGCTACTTTTGCATCAGCAACTGCCTGAGCAGTTAACTTCTCAATTTTTGCATCGAGTGAACGTGATTCTTCAACGAGGGCATCAACCTTATCGGTTTCCTCAGCTGTGAGGTCGGTGCGGTTCTCTGCGGCTACTGCCTCAAGAACTGCATCCATTTCAGCCTTCACTGCATCACGGCGCTCAATTACTTTGTCAACATATGACATTTTTTGAGTACTCCTTGTGAGTGTTTAGGGTCCGAGGTGGTGGCGATGATGCTTCACGGCGCTCAAAAGAGGGTGTGGGCT